CGAGTCAGCCACTTATGTGGCTGCTCCACCTGAGTGGGTCAAATGGGAAAAATCCACAGGTCACACGATCAGTCAAGCACAAGAAAAAATTGGTATATCCGATTTGGTGTTTTTGGCTTATCACGCCATGAAGCGGGAAGCCGCTGGCAAACCAGTGAAGCCAATTGAAGCATGGACAGAAACAATTTCTGACGTGGTAGTTGGTGAGGCAGACCCAAAAGTTACGAAGTCGGAAGCCTAAGCAGAATCATTTGGGAATTGGTCATTGCGACTGGTCAACCCAAATCAGAATTTGAAACGGCTGAGGACATACTGACCGCAATCGAAATTTTGGAGAGGCGCAATGGCTGAAGATGCAGTTGCCTACGATAAGGCAGAATTGCGCGCAGTCATTCGCGCTTTCAAAGTCATGGACGAAGATTCTATTGCCGCCGCAAAAACCCAATCCAGTGCTTTGGCAGATTATCTTCAGAAAAAAATTCAATCAACGGCGCGGCAAATCAGGTCAAACAAAGTTGCAACGCGAATTGCTGACGGTTCTACGGTTAGCAAGTCGTCCAAAATCGGTGAAATTTCATTTGGTTTTGCCCGTCAAAAATACAGTGGCGGGGGAACAACCCAACAACTTTGGGGCGGTTCGGAATTTGGTTCAAACAAATACAAGCAATTTCCGGTGTGGTCAGGTCGAGAAGGTCGCGGTTCCCGTGGCTGGTTTATTTATCCAACCTTGCGCGCCGAACAACCATATTTGGTGCGAGAGTGGGAAAATGGCTTTGACCAAATCTTGAAAGAATGGGACAGATAAATGGCTGGAAGTAGAACGCTCAAACTTGCGTTGCTGGCAGACATTGCTGATTTCTCAAAAAACATCAGTTCGGCTGGAACCCAAAGCAAGACCCTGGGCGACCAATTTGAAGATTTTGGCAAAAGGGCAGCGTTGGCATTTGCCGCTGCCGCAGCAGCCATTGGTGCTTATGCCGCCGCAGCGATTAAGAATGCCGCAGCTGATGAAGCAGCACAACGCAATCTTGCTTTAACAATTGAAAACACAACTTCCGCAACTGCAAAACAAATTGCCGGTGTTGAGGATTACATCAGCAAAACATCACTTGCAATTGGTATTACTGACGATCAATTGCGACCAGCATTTGGCCGTTTAGTTCGCTCAACAAAAGATGTTGAAGAAGCGCAAAAGTTATTAAATCTTGCACTTGATATTAGTTCGGCGACCGGGAAACCACTGGAAGCGGTGGCAAATGCGTTAGGCAAAGCCTATGACGGGAATCTGACTTCACTGAGCAAATTAGGTTTAGGACTTGATGCATCAATTTTGAAGTCAAAAGATTTTGATTTAGTCTTTCAATCGCTGACAGGAACATTTGGTGGTTTTGCTGAAAATGAAGCACAAAGCACTGAAAAAGCATTTGCCCGCATCAAAATTGCCAGTGATGAAGTTCAGGAGCAAATCGGTACTGCATTGCTTCCATTGATTCAAGAATTAACCGCATACATTCTGACTGATGTTGTTCCAGTCATTCAACAATTTGTGAACGGCTTGACTGGGGTTGGTGGGCTTGAAGATAGTTTGACCGACTCAGAAACAACCGCACTTGCATGGGGCAAACGTATTCGAAGCCTTATTGGAACCGTGGTTGAATTCAAAGACGAATTGATCGCGGTGGCCGCAGTCATTGGAACAGTTTTTGTTGTTTCAAAAATTAGTGCTGCCGTCACGGCAACCATTGCATTGATTAAAACGCTCATTGCCGCATATAACGCATTGAAGGTCACTGCAATTGTGACTGGTGTTGCAACTGCATTTGCATTAAACCCATTGTTGGGCGTGGGTGCAGTGGCTTTGGCTGCTGGTGTTTTATCAGCTGCTAATGCTTTGGCAAATTCAAATCAAGGTGAAACGCAATTTGCAGTTGGTGGCGCACCTGGTGCAATCCGCGGTGGCGGTAATGTTTCAACTTTAGGTTCAGGTGGAACGGGTGGTGGCACAACATCAGGCGGCGGTGGGGTAACGGCTGCCGTTGCATCAGCGGTTAAGGCATCAGCGGCAGTTTCAGGCGGTGGATTTACCGATTCACAAAATGCAGCAAGGTTAATTGCTGCTGGTGGTGGTGGGTTCACCGATTCACAAAATGCCGCACGATTAGCCGCCGCAGGAACAACAATCAATTTGACCGTCAACGGCGCAATTGACCCAATTGGAACGGCGCGCACCGTGGCTGATGTTTTGAATAATGAAGCAACAACAAGTGGCACATTGAGCAATTTGGGCAATTCCCGACTGGTCACGCAATGACATGGCAACCTAACGCAACGGTAACAGTGGGAGTGACTTCCTTTACCAGTAAAAGTCTTTGGGGGGTTTCAATCACTTATGGCCGCGGAAATGTTTGGGAGCAAGCCCGTGCAGGTTATGCCAATGTTGAGATTCTAAACGCTGACAATGAAAATTTATATTTTGAAGTCAATCAATCGTTAGTCATTACGGTTGAGGATTCAACTGGAACACCCATAACCGTGTTCACTGGTTTAGTCACTCAAATTTCAAACACTATGTCGGCCGTTGGTGATTCAGGCATTGTTGGAATTCAAACTTTGACCGCGGTTGCACCTTTTGCGTTTATGGCGCGAAAAGTTATTGGCACAAGCGCGTATCCCAAAGAATATGACGACGATCGTATGACAACAATTTTGACTGAAGCAGGGGTCACAATTGATGTGGTTGATACCCCTGGGGTTTATGAATTTACGGCCAGGGCTGCAAACCCAAGTGATTCATATTCATTGGCTGCTTACTATGCACAAATGGCTTTTGGATATATCTATGAAACCACTGACGGGAAAGTGGGCTATGCCAACGAATCACACCGTTTGAATGAAGTGCAAAGTTTTGGCTATTTCACCATTCCTGAAGCCTATATTTTATGGCGTGGGGTTTCTAGCGAAAGAACACTCAACAACGTGGTCAATGATGTCTTGCTCAGTTACAAAAACAATGCTTCCGTTTCGGCCAGTGATGCTGGTTCAATTGCTGCTTATGGAACCCAAGCGGCTTCAATAAGCACTGAGTTGGAAAATACAATTGAAGCGCAATACCAGGTTGACCGATATGTTGCTATCCGTGCAAATCCATTGACCAACCTTTCCAGTTTTGTCATTCAATTGGATTCACCAGTTTTGACATCAGCTGATTTGGACGTTTTATTGGGAATTTATATGGGCAAACCAATCCAGGTTGACAATTTGCCGAACGCCATTGTTCACACCGTATATCGGGGATTTGTTGAAGGTTGGCGTTTGACCATTAACCAATACCAGGCGGCTTTGGCTTTGACCACCACAGAAAATTCTTTATCACTTACCCCGACACGCTGGCAAGATGTTGACCCAACAACCCGTTGGCTAGACGTTGACCCTACCGTACAATGGTTCGCATACGAATAAGGAGAAAAAATGGCAACCTCACCGCACTATTCCTGGCCTGAACCAAATGACAGTGATTATGTCAAAAATGGTGCTGAAGCAATGCGTGACTTGGGTGATGCTATTGATTCAACCGTTTTCAGTATTGACGGGCGTGTGACGGCAGCGGAAGCAACAATCGCGGGTCTACTTGACCCATTCCTACTCATGGGGGCATAAATGGCAACAACATACAAAGTGCTTGGACAATCAAATCCAGCGGCAACAACCAGCACGGCACTTTACACAGTGCCAGCCTTAACTAAGGCAGTTGTTTCAACAATTACGGTTTGCAATCAAGCGGCAACTGATGCAACATTTCGCATTTCAATTTCAGTTGCGGGCGCAGCATTAAGTGCAAAAGAATACATTGCATTTGATACTGCAATTCGTGGAAATGGGATTCAGGCATTAACTTTAGGCATAACTTTGGGCGCAGCTGATGTTATTCGTATTTATGGATCAAGTGCCACATTGTCATTTTCTGCTTTTGGAAGTGAGATTTCCTAATGGCAATCACATCAATTCCAAATTATCCAATTGAAAAGGTTCAAGAATTTACATCAGGCACAACTGCATGGGTTGCACCTTCCGGCGTTTATGCAGTTGAATGTTTGCTTGTTGGTGGCGGTGGCGGTGGAGCCAATTCTTATTCGGCATCAACTCAAACTGCTGGCGGTGGCGGTGGCGGTGGGCAATACATTAAAAAAATGCTAACAGTCGTTCCTGGTACTTCATACAATGTTGTTATTGGCGGTGGTGGTGCAGGTGGAAACGCAGCAGCAGCAACAAATGGAGCAAACGGAACAAGTTCAACTTTTGGAGCATTATTGACTGCCGTTGGTGGCGGGGGTGGTGGCGCACAAGGTGTCACTCCTTCAAATACGGGTGCAAATGGCGGGGGTGCGGGTCGTGGTACTTCAGCAGCAACTTTGGCTGGTGGCGGCGGTGGTTCAGGCGGTACAAGCACAAATGTTTCAAACGCTTTGGTCGGTTCCGGCGTTGCTGGCAATCCAGGTTTTCCATATTACGATAATTCAGCAACCGTGTTTCGCGCGCAAAATGGCAACGGCGGCACGGGCATTGACGGATTTTCAGGCGGTGGCGGTGGAGCCAACTCAGACACACAATATCCAGGCAAAGGTTCAACGGGCGGTGGAGACGGTGGAAATAACACCGCAGGCGCAAATGCAACTGCAAACACAGGTTCAGGTGGCGGTGGCGGTGGAGCCAACGCAGCAACAACAAATCGAGTCGGCGGCAATGGTGGAAGTGGCTATTGCAGATTAGTGTGGGTTCAATAATGGCACATTTTGCAAAACTTAATGATGAAAACATTGTCGAGCAAGTTATTGTTGTTTCAAATGATGATGCACCAAATGAAAAAGCGGGCAAAGAATTTATTGCCAGTTTAGGCATAGACGGCAATTGGGTGCAGACTTCATACAACAATTCAATTCGTGGCAAATTTGCAGGTGTTGGTGATTCATACGATTCAAAAAAGGACGTATTTATTGCAAAAGTTTGGCCAGTTAATGAAGAAGAAATTGCATGACGTACCCACTTGGAACATCAGCGGCAGTCATTGAATTGGCTTTAGCTGAAGTTGGCACGGTTGAAGAAGGCGACAACCTGACTAAATACGGCGAATTTACAAAGGCCAACGGTTTGCCGTGGTGTGGAAGTTTCGTCAATTGGGTTTTTGCCAAATCGGAAGTCAAAATGCATTCATGCGTTTCAACTGCAATTGGCGCACATAAATTCAAAGAAATTTCACGTTGGTCAAATATGCCGCAATTGGGTTATGTGGCCTTCATGGATTTTCCACATGACGGCGTTGATCGTATAAGCCACGTTGGAATTGTTGTTGGCCTGATGCCTAACAACCAAGTTTTGCTTATTGAAGGCAATACATCAGGAACAGGCGACCAGCGAAATGGTGGCATGGTTATGATAAAGGTTCGCCATTACGGTGAAGGAAAAGAAGTGGTCGGGTTCGGTGTTCCCAAATTCGCACCATACAAGGGTGACTTTCCAACGGTCGCCATTCCAACTTCGGGAGTCAAACCAAAGAAGGAGAAAAAATGGACAAAGCCAAAGCCCTAGGAGCATCATGGGGGCGCAGTTTTATTGCATCATGCATTGCCGTTTATATGGCTGGAATCACTGACCCAAAAGCAATCCTTTATGCTGGCCTTTCATCAGTTTTGCCAGTGATTTTGAGATACATCAACCCTAAGGACAAAAGTTTTGGGGTCACTGGGGAATGACACCAAACGAATGGGCGGCCGTTATTGGTTGCGTTCTTGCAATCATTTCGGCCGTCTATTCGGCAATGCGTTTCATGGTCAAATCGGTCATGCGGGAATTGCTTCCCAATGGTGGAAATTCGCTCAAAGACCAGGTGAACAGAATCGAAAAGCGGTTGGATTCATTAGTGGACAAATTATTGGCCGACACGCCCTAAATCACGCCTGAAGGTTGATTTTGTCGGTTGTGTGCTTCACCCTTATCTAAGGCAGTCAAACGGACGGCCTAGATTCGGGAGAAATCAAAATGGTTCTTGACCTATTAGACCCACAGACATTGCGGGCATTACTACTCATTGGCTTGTTGTGCGTTATGGCAGCAGCCCTGGGATATTCAATGGGATACAAAGAAG